GCTAGAGAAGACTATGACAAGTTTTTGAAAGTATTGACCAATGAGAGCTTGCGATTAAACAAAGGTACTCAGACTGAAGGTGATGCTGTCAGGGCTGCAAAAGAACTTGAAAGTTCAGAGTCCCCCCAAGCAGCGGCATCAGCAATGAGGCGGTTACTTGAAATCAATGTTAGGCGTACTCAGAACGCTTCTGACGATGTGCTTAGACGTAGACAGAACGCTAATTTTCCTCAACCAGAGCGTCCAATTGATGTTCCCAAATTTGATGTGCAAATTATTGACAACAAGGAATATCAAAGTTTTCTAAGAAACCCTAAATACCCATCAGGCACAGCGTTCATTGACCCAGAAGGACAAAGAAGGACAAAACCATAATGGCTGACTATAAAGATGCACCACTTGCTGACCAACCACAGGCATTTAAATCAGTCCTTGGTTCGCCCGTAGAATACTCAGGACTAGCCGAGGCTGCTAGATCTGTTGGTTCAGGCTTGACCTTTGGAACGCTTGATGAAATCGAGGCAGCATTAAGAACTGGCTCAATCAGTGGGCCTGAGTATGAAAAGCAGCGCAATCTATTGCGTGAGCAACAAAAACAGTTTGGCATGGATTATCCCATTGCTAAAACTGGCCTAGAGCTTGGCGGTAGTTTGATTGCCCCTTTAGGTATTGCCAAACAGGTTGCAAAACTTGCCCCTGCCACTCAAGCATTGATTACAGGTCAGACTGTGCCAGGTCAAATTCTCCGTGGCACTGCAATTGGAGCAACTACAGGCGCAGCCTCTGGCTATGGTTTTGCTGAGAAGGATGAAGGATCAGAGACCGCAATGGGTGGCGTGTTTGGTGGCATTCTAGGCGGTTCTGTGCCAATTGTTGTTAAGGGTGCAGGTACTCTAATTAAGAATGTCTTGAATTCAGCAGGAATTGGTGACCAAGAGGCTGCTGCATCAAAGATGCTGGCTAATTACCTCAAGAAAGACAATCTCTCGCCTACAGAAGCACAGCAAGCATTAGATGAGTTAAGGCGCATTGGTGTTCCTAATCCAGTGATTGCTGACTTGGGTAAAAGTCTTAATGACTTGGCTTACAGCGCATACGTTGTGCAATCAAAAGCTAAAGGGCCTACAGAAGAGTTCCTTAAAAATCGTCTAATAGATCAGCCCAATGACATTGTTAAGGGGTTGGTTGAAAAAGCTGGCTTGGCTAAGAACGTCAATGGGTTTGAGTATCTTGATGCGTTGGCTACAAATCAGTCAAGACTGGCTTCCAAAGCATACCCTTTAGCGTACAGCAAAGATATTGATGCTCGTCCGTTTCGTGATTATGTAGATCGAGATTTGTTTAAAAACGCTTATGCTTATGCTGTAAAAAATGCAGATGCAGAAGGTAAAAAATTACCGCCTCTTGAATCAATACGCAACGCTCAATCTGTACCCACTCAAATCTTGCACGAGATTAAAATTGGTTTAGATCAAGTTGTTGATGCAAACACTGATGCCATAACGGGAATGACCCAGTATGGCGGTAAGGTTGTTAAGGTTAAAGAGGAATTTAACAATCTGATTAAGTCACTTAATGATGATTACAGAAAAGCAAACGAAGAATTTGCAGATGCTTCAGGCATCAAAAAAGCTTTTCAGATGGGCGAGGATTATCAAAAACTTGATACAGCCGAGGCGTTATCTAAGATCAAAAAACTCAACTCTGATGAAAAAGAGGCGTTTCGTTTAGGCGTGATGGCTGACGTAAATAGACGACTTTTAGAATATAAAAGCGGTGATTTTACCAATCAAATATTTAAATCAGAAAAGCAAAAACTGTTGTTGCGTAATGCTTTTGTTGATTCTGTTGATGCCAATGGTAAGGTAATTAAATCTGCACAAGATTCTTATACAGAGTTTTCTCAGTACGTCAAAAGCTTAAATAAACAAGCTGAAACTAAGCAGCGGGTTCTTGGTGGGTCTCGAACAGATGAAAACAAAGCGGTGCGTGATGAATCCAATCTTCTTGGCTCACTTGCACAAGCGGTTGCAACTAGTGATCTTGCTGGTCTTTTAAGGGCTGGCGCAAATACTGTGCTGTCAAGAGCAAAAGGCATAAGCAGTGAAAGTTCTGAGGCTTTGCAAAAACGCTTGTTTAGTGTTGATCCAGTTGAGCAGACAGCAATCTTGCAAGAGTTAAATCGTAGAGTAAGAAAGCCACAAACAGGACTCTTGTCTGGTGCTGCTGCTGTTGGCAGTGCAACTGGCATTCTTGGTGATAAATAACTGTACAAACCTCATAAGTACCAATTGAAATATTATGTTAATTTATGAAATGGTTTACTTTTACAAAACTTGGCTAAGAACATGAAAGATTGGACTGTTGCTGTAACTAGCGCAGTCCTATTTTGTGTGACTGTCATCTGGTGTTTTTACATCGTTGTTTGGGCAATTTCGTGAGATGGCTAATAGCACTTGTTTTAACTTTATCGATTCACTCTACAGGACAAGACCTCTGTAGTGTGCGTGAGTTTTATGGGATAGCTTATGCAATACACAATCCTACTGAGCGTCATCAACAAATGTCTGCTTGGTTAACAAAGCACAAAACATTGTGTAAAAGTTCCGACATGACAGTCATTTGGAACAATTTGAGTGAATGGGCTGGGAGTGCAGATTCTGCTGAGTTGAGACATAAGGTTGTTATTGCTTACAAGGATGCTTTATTAAGAGAGAAAAAATGACCATTGACACGATCAAGTTGTTTCCAACTGTCCAACCATCAGGGTATCCAGACAGGCATGACCTTGCTCAAGTGAGGCTAGAGAAACAGCATGAAAGAAATAAGGCAAATGAGTTAGCCAAGCAGAAACAGACAGAACTGCAAGACTTAGCATTTGAGATTTACTGTAAGAAGTCTGTTCAAGAACGACTCCGCATGGAGATATTTCAGAATCGTAAACTGGATATATACGCATAATGGTTACAAGAAAACCCCCTGCAAAGGTAGCACCTGTTAAAAGGCGAGCACCAAGGCCAAAACCAGAGCAGACAATCAATGTCTCGATGGCTGCACCTATTGCACCAAAGTCTGAATCTAAAAAAGATGACAGCACACTTGGCAAAATTATTGGATTGATTGAGTGGGTCGATAACCCGTTCAAGCTGTTTACTGTCATTCTCCTTGCGTTTCTAGCGTTTGCTGGCTACTTTGCGTGGGACTCTAGGCAAGTGCTTCTTCACGCAATTACAACGCAAGACAAGATGCCTCAACTGGCAAAGCAAGAGAACTTACTTGCCCCAGCCCGTAGCTTGCTCAAAGACGTAGATGGCATAGTTTTGCTCATTCACAAAGCTAACCTAGCAACAAACTCAAGAACCACTGTGCTGGCCTTGAACGCTGATGGCTCAAGAGAGAAGTCAATGGAAGGCACAGTAACGTCCCTGTTTAACGCATCAGCAGATCGCAATGGTGCAATGGTTGCCATGCTTAATGGTGAGGTTCTTTGTGAGGAGTTCAACCCATCGTCCAAGGTGGGTGAATGGGGCATCAAGCAAGGTGTGAAGTTTATGTGTAGAGGCTCAATCCCGCCAGACTTGGGTAAGTTTGCAGGTTATGTAGCCATTGGATTTAAAGAAAAGCCAGAGGATATTGCGGCTTTAAAAACTCGTATTAACTTAGCTTCAACTGATATGTCGGAGGAATAAAATGTTAGATATTCTTAGTGGTGGTTTATTGGGTTCTATCTTTGGTGGAGTATTTCGCCTTGCCCCAGAGGTTCTCAAGTGGCTTAATAAGAAGTCAGAGATGGCGCACGAACTCAATATGTTCAAGTTTCAATGTGATTTGGAAGCACAGCGTGGTCAGCAGAAATTGGCTGAGATTGGCGCACAAAGAGAAGCGGCTATTGACGTAGGTGTGATGAATGCCTTTCAATCTGCCATAGAACAGCAAGCAACGATGGTTAAAGCAGCAGGTGGATGGGTAGCCTCACTTTCTGCTTCTGTGCGTCCTGTGGTCACCTATTGGGTTCTTTTTGTTTGGTCATTTATTCATGTTTGGTTTGCTTATAACGCATGGTTAGGTGGTGCGCCAGCTACTGAAGTGTTTAAGACCATGATGACCCCAGACTTTTCTGCATTGCTATCAGGAACAATAAATTACTGGTTTCTTGATAGAACTTTATCAAAGCGTGGGCTATGAACTTAGAACTCGCAGCAGAACTGTGTAAAAGGTTTGAGGGTTTTCGTTCTAAGCCCTACCTTTGCCCTGCCAATGTAGCCACGATTGGTTTTGGAAGCACCTACTACGCAGACAAGCGCAAGGTGACTTTGGAAGATGCGCCAATGAGTGAGCAAGATGCTCATGCACTTTTAATGATTGAGTTGGAACATACCTATTTACAGGGTGTTCTTAGAAACTGCCCCATACTTTTGACAGATGAAAAGAAGTGTAATGCCATTGTTGACTTTTGCTACAACCTTGGCACAGGCAGACTCCAGACTTCCACTCTAAAGCGAAAAATCAATGCCCAAGATTGGGAAGGCGCAAAAGAGCAACTGATGCTGTGGAACAAAGGCGGTGGTAAGGTTCTAGCAGGGTTAACAAAGCGCAGAAAAGCCGAGTGCGCTTTGTTTGAAACCTGACTACAGAGCCGCACCCAGAGCCTTTAAACGATCTAGGTGGGCCGTTGTATGCCTAGCACGTTTGACAGTATCAATTGACTTCAAAGTGGCATCGTTAGCCAGTTTGAGGTTTTTCAAGATTGTCATTCTTTCCCTTGCTGGCCGCTTA